CCACTTGCACACGCGATCGCTGGTTACGGTTCTGCTGAATACGAGATGATTCGTTTCGGCGAGCCCCTCGCTGGCTACATCACTAACCCTGTTCAAGCCGCCCATGCGCTTGGCAACGCTATGTTGACAAGCGATACTATCGTTTTCGACTCCTTCAAAGATCTGCTCTCATCAGCGACAGGTGGTGCGATGCGTAGTGGTATTACACGTTCTGTGTTACCACTGTTCAGTACTTTGTCAACCATTGCTGCTGACGCGGGATGTACTATCCTCGTGCCAGTTAACCCTTCTTCGAACGACGACGAAATTCTAGAACTACTAGTAGAAGCGGTTAAGTCAAACTCGACAAGTATCGTGTATGCACAGACTGCAACCTCTTGGACCTATCTGGTTCGCGGAGGCGAAGGTTTGCCTCGTTCAACTGGTACTATTACAACACAGTTCAACAAAGAAGGTGTTATGGACATCAATGTCGTAAAGTCGACGCTTCAATCAGGAGCGAGTGAACCAAGTTCTACTCATTACGAGTCGACGTACGAATTAGCTGACGACGAGCTCGCAGCTATGATTCTTAGATCTATTCGCTCAACTTAGTCCTATCTCGGCTTAATCCGAAAATTGTAACAATTTAAGTAATTAATTAAGGAAATATCATGGCTACAAATAAACCGAAAAACCCACGTGTAAAACAAACACCAAACGTTTCTAAGGCTGGAAACACACCAATCGTCGATGAGTCTTCAGCTTTCAACATTGAGGGTAATCTTATTAGCGAAGAAAATGAAACCGTTTTTGCTTCGCCAAATGCCGATCTTTCAAACGATTCGTACACCATCGACAATGAAGATGGTTTGTTCAGTGACGATGTCCCGCGTAGCTCAACTGTCCGTTACATTGAACGTTCTGACTCGACCGAATCAATCCCGGGCGATGATCGTATGATTACTGTTCGTATCCGTAATACTATCATTGATAGAGTTGCGGGCACTGTAGTAACCGAACCGATCTGGCGCGAAACCCCTAAC